AACTCGCTGTACAGCGCCTCGAATGAGCAACTGCAGGCCATCCTGCACGGGCAGTGCAATCAGGGCCGTCTGGTGGACGCTCTCCGCGATCTTCTGAGCCTCTACTACCAGCCAAACGAGACGACGGACCAGCGGACGCGCCAGATCGCATTGTTCGTGAAAGACCTCGCTGACATGTCCGACGCGACGGTTGGATGGGCCATCGACGAATGGCGCCGGACCATGGATCGCCGTCCGTCTCCGGCGTCCATTCGCCAGCTCTGCATGATGCGCCGGGCGGAGGCGACGGCGGTTCTCGCCAAACTTCGGCCCGCCGAGCCGGCGCCCTACGCCGACGCGAACATCACGCCAGAGGAGCGGGACAAGCGCGCGGACATACTCGAGCGCGTCGCCAAGGCGTCCGGCTTTGTCCAAACGCAGCACGGCCAGTGGACGCTTCCGGTCGACCCGAAGGCCGAGCTTGAGGTGAAGCCGCATTGGAGCGTTACCGCGGCGCCCGACGACCCCCGGTGGCAGATGTTGCGCAAGGCGCGAGCGGGGGTGAAGCTATGACAGCCACGTACAAGCCCTGCAAGGCACCCCAGACGGCAAAGTCGGCCCCGGCGGTACCCGCGGTACCCCTCGCCTACATCGCCGTCCACGGCTCGCTTATGGCGTGGGCGAGGGCATTCAACTGGTACGCCGACCGACCGAAGGGGAAGGGCCGATGATCAGCCTCGTATTCTTCCTCGTGATCGTCCTCGTCTGCGCGATCTGGCTCAGGGGTGGCGTATGAGCGAAGCAATCCTGCTCGTCGCGATGTTCGTTGCGATTATCGTCATTGCGTTCACGAGCGACGACGAATGAGCGCGCTAGACATCCTGGCCGGCGTCGGATTGGCGGCGCTCGGTATCTCCGTTGCGTGGCTGCTATGGAAGGTGGGACGATGAAAGAGCCGGACGACAAGACGCGCGCCCACCTCGAGGCTATGGGATTTGAGCTCATCAACGGCCGCTGGCAGGGCGGCGGCTTCATCGCCACCGTCAAGGGGCAGGTGATCGACATCAAACGTACCCCGCGGCCCCGACTGGTGGTGAGCAAATGACCGAAGAGCGCAGCGTGACATTCACCGCATCCGACATACGGGAAGCTCTGGTCTTATGGTCGTGGTACAAGAGCGTTTCAGTCCCACCCAACGCCAAGCTGAGCGTAACTGCGGACGCCGACTACAAGCCCGCCACGGCAACCCTGACATGGCGGGCCAAATGATTACGCCTTGCGCGGCTTTCCCTTCGGCCACCCCCGCGGCCGCGGGGCCTCTGCCTTCAATGCCTCGACCTCGGAGCGGAACGCCTCGGTCTGGGCGTCAAATCGAGCACCAACCGGGTTCGCCTCCGGTAGCCACCCGCTATGAAAGCGAAAGCCGGCCCCTTCGAGCCGGCGTTGCTGCGTCTTGCGGTCGGTCACAGCCAGTCCATCGGGGACTGGTAGGACTGGCCGCCGGTCCAGTTCGGGGCGTCGGCCGTGCGAACCAGATACTCGCCGTCCTGATTGGCGAACTGGAGTTCCATGGCGCGGAGCGTGGCAGCGATGCGCGTGCCCGTGAATGTCTCGACCCGGGTGTACTCGGAGTATGCGCGGCGGGTGATTTGGTGGGTGGTGATCATCTCGTCTCTCCTTCTAGGGTAGTAGGGGGCTTTCGCCCCCGGGGTTCAGGCGAGGCGCTCGGTCACGAAGTCGAGGCGCGCGGCGTAGTAGTCGGCGGCCTCCGCTTCCTTCGCCTTCATCTCGGCGAAGGTGATGGTGCCGGCCGCGTGCTTTGCGACCGCGGTCATGATCATGATGCGCGAGGTGGCGAGGCCCTCGGCCGCGAGTTCCTTGGCTTCGGTTTTGGTGAGCGTGGTGTAGGTGCCGATCATCTCGTCTCTCCTTCTGATGTCCTACATATAATGCCACGCGTGGCACTTTGCAATAGGAAAGACCGCGGAAGGACGATTATTTTTCCACCTTGCGCGGCTTTCCCTTCGGCCATCCTCGAGGCCGCGACTCCTCGGCCTTCAACGCCTCGACTTCGGCCCGATACGTCTCGGCCTGGGCCATCACCCGCTGCGCGTAGGCTGCGGGAACCCAAGCCGACACATGGACGAAGCCGGCCCTTTCGAGCCGGCGTTGCTGGGTCTTTCGGTCGGTCACAGGCCGCGCGCCTCCCCGATGAGGTCGATCATCGACCAGTAGCGGCGCTCAAGGAACATCCGCCATCCGATGTCGGACTGGGTGCAAGAGCGGATCGTCTCCTGAATGCGGGAGGCGCGGTCACGGGCGAAGCTGGCGAGCGCGCCCCGGTTCAGCTCGCGGCGAGCGATCATGCCGCGAATGGTTTCGATGTGGGCGGCGTCGGATTCGGTGAAGTAGGTCATTTCGTTTCTCCTTCTGATAACTCCAACATAATGCCACGCGTGGCATACGTCAACAGGAAAGTGCATACACGTGACAATTAATTCTCGCCCATGGAGGCTCGCACAAATGCGCTCGACCGCCCTTCTCCTGACCGCGGGCTGCCTGCTCCTCGGCGCCTGCACCCAAGCCGACGGATCAAAGGCCATGGGCCGCGTCGGCTCCCCCGCGTGGATGGCCACCGCCACACCCGCCGCCAAGCTCGCCACCTATCAAGCCGCGTGCGAAAGCTACGGCTACCACCCCGAAGACGTACAGATGCCCGCTTGCATCCAACGCGAGGCGCAGGAAGCGCGGGCCCACGCGGCCGAGGCCGTGGACGAATTTGCCGATAGCCTGGAGGACTGGTCAGCCAATCAACAGGCCCAGCAGCCAATCCGCCTGCAGACCACCTGCACCACCATCGGCCAATTCACTAACTGCCATTAGCCTCGAGGAGAAGAAATTGCAGACCGCAGAGAAACCCATCGGCCCCACACGCGAGACCATGCGTCACGGGGACTACGTCCGCCCCGAGGCTCGAGGAGCGCTCGCAGTCTACACGAACCGCCACCCCGACATCCTCGCCAAGCTCCGCGCGCATCAAACCCTGACCGCACGCCAGTTCAAGGCGGGCCGCGCATTCGAGGCGACGTGGTGCCGGGTCAAAGGCCACGCATCCCCGGGCAGAGACAGCACCATCCCCCCCCTCGGCGGAATGAGCCACGAGAGCGACAGCCAGGCCGAACGCTGGGCCAACGCCAACGGCCGGCTGAAGCTGATACTTCAGAATGTCCACCCGATGCGGTACAACCTGCTCATCAGCGTGTGCTGCTACGGCGAGAGCCTGGGCGAGAGCAAACTGGCCGCCGGCCGCGCGCTTCGGAAACTGCTGCTGGAGGCGCTGGACGTGTGTGCCGATGTCTACGGGATCGAAAAGGGGAACGCGTGATCGTTGCTGGAAACCACATTTACGAGCAATGCCGCGACTGCCGGAAGATGGTCAGGATCACCGGCTGGTTCGCACGCTTGCACCTGTGCCTTCCTCCCGAGCAGATCGCCGAGAAGCGACGGCAGGAAGCGGAGTTTCGCAGGATGGCCAAGGGGCAAAACCAGCCCGCCAGCCGGTACATGAGCGCGCTTGGCGGGGGCGGCGGTATGCGCATCTACAAATAGGGGCTTGACACAACCCCTTGACACAACGCGGGGATGACCGTACCTTACGGGCACGCTGGTTTTGCGCGCCCGGACATCAAATCCGCGGCGCGTTTTCCGTTGAGGGCACATGACGCAGGAACAAGCCCAGGTCGACCGCGCGCTATCGCTCCTCCGCGCCATGGGAGCCACCATTCCCAACACCCCGCAGCTGCGCGAGGTCATGGCCGCCCTGCTCGACGCCCAGATCAACCGCGACGTGGACAACAGCGCCCTGCCCCTCAAACTCGGATCGAGGTTAAGCGAATGAGCGTCGAACGCGCGCTGGTGATCGTGATCCTCGTGGTGCTCGTCGTGTGGTTGGTCACCCGCCTTCTGTGATCGTTGAAAGCAGAGATGGCTAACAATCCGAACGCAAAGGCCAACCTCAAGCCATTCGCGAAGGGCCAGAGCGGCAATCCCGGCGGGCTGACAAAGGAACTGCGCGCGCAGATTGACGCCAATGCAGCGGCCGCCGTGCGCATTCGTGCGGCGCTACTGGCGAAGGTCGAGGCGCTCGTAAACCCGGAGACGGGCACGTTCTCGGATGAGGTGAGCGGCGAGATACTGAAGCTAATCAAGGACAGCGAGGATCGCGGGCTCGGTGCTCCATCCCAGACGGTCGACGTGAACCAGAAGCAAGTCGCCCCGATCCCGCTGTCACCCGAGCAATGGGCTGCGCAACACGGTGGGGATTGAATACGTCTGGGCGCCGCAGTCCGGACCACAACACGCCCTCATGGAATGCCCGCTCCCGCTGGTATTCTTCGGCGGGGCGCGCGGTGGCGGCAAGACTGACGGCGTTCTGGGCAAGTGGGCGCACAAGGAAAGCCTCTACGGCGCCGATTTCAACGCCATCATGTTTCGCCGGACGACGGTTTCGTCGGAAGATGCGATAGAGCGCAGCGCGCAGCTCTACACGCCCCTCGGCGGCAAGCTGAACCGCACGACCTCGATCTGGCGTATGCCCCACGGGGGACGCGTGACATTTGCCTACCTCGACAAGGTCGGGGATGCGGACGAGTACCAGGGCCGCAACGTCACTGACGTGTGGATCGAGGAAGCGGGATCGTACGCCGTTCCCGACGCCATTGACCGCATGTTCGGCGTGCTGCGGTCGAGCGCCGGCGTGCCGGTGCAGATGATCCTGACGGGCAACCCGGGCGGACCTGGCCAGACGTGGATACGGGATCGCTTCGGCCTCTACCCGTTCCCACTGCACCCCAAGCGGCTGACGGTGACGGTTAACGAGGGCACGACGCCCGCGGCGGTGATCCCGTCGCGCATCCAGGATAACCGGGTGCTCCTCGAGGCGGACCCGGCATACCTCGACCGGCTGCGCATGGTCGGCTCGAAGGAGCTGGTGCGCGCCTGGTTGGACGGGGACTGGTCGGCGATCGAAGGCGCGTTCTTCGATGCGTGGGATGAGAAGCGGCACGTTATCGAGCCGTTCACGGTGCCCGACGACTGGGTCAAGTTCCGCAGCATGGACTGGGGCTTCGCCGCTCCGTTCTCGGTGGGCTGGTGGGCGGTCTGCGGCGAGAATGGCATCTACGGCCGCAACGTGCTGCCTCGAGGCGCCATGGTGCGCTATCGCGAGTGGTACGGGGCGACCGGCCCTCAGCGGGGGCTGAGGCTTACGGCCGAGCAGGTTGCCGACGGCATCCTCGAGCGGGACGCCGAGGCGCTATCGTATTCGGTGCTAGACCCGGCTGCATTCGCGCAAGACGGCGGCCCGAGCATTGCGGAGCGCATGTTCGCCCGGGGCGTGACGTTCAAGCCCGCGGATAACAAGCGCGTCGGGCAGCGCGGCATGATGGGCGGATGGGATCAAATGCGCTCGCGCCTGGTGGGCGTCAACGGCGTGCCGATGATCTATGCGTTCAAGACTTGCCGGGACAGCATCCGGACGATCCCCGCTCTGCAGCACGACCCGGACAAGGCAGAAGACCTCGACACCGACGCTGAAGACCACGCCGCGGATGAGTGGAGATATGGGTGCATGTCGCGCCCGTGGATAAGCAAGCCGCAGCCTTACCCGGCGCGCGTCGACAACATGGCGCCGCATTTGTACGACATTCCCGACGCGCCCGAGCGCGACCGTCGGATCAAGCTAAGGCGGTGACAGTTGGCTGAACCGATTGACGAGGGCACCGCAGCGCCGTGGATGAAACTGCTCCGTGATGCGGAGGAGAAGGAATACCACGAGGTATGCGATAACCTCGACGACCTGTATTCGTCGCTGCGCAAGCTGACGAAGAACCGCGGTGATCGCCAATACCAGATGCTGTGGGCCAACCTCGAGGTGCAGCGCCCGTCGATCTACTCGCGCCCGCCGACGCCTGTGGTCACGTCCAAGTTCAAGGACCGCAAGCCGCTCCCCCGCAAGGCGGCTGACATCCTCGAGCGCGCCCTGGTGGCGGATGTCGAGAACGACAACCTGCACGATACGATGATGCTCGAGCGGGATGACCTCGTCATGGCGGCCCGTGCGGTGCCGTGGCTGCGGATTGTCGAGCGCGACGGGCTCGAGGTGCCGAGCGCGGTGCACATCAGCCGCAAGGACTTCAGGTGCGACCCGGCCCGCAAGTGGTCCGAGGTTCAGTGGGTCGCCCGGCAGGTGTGGCTGACCAAGGGCGAGGTCAAGGCCCGCTTCGGCGACGTGCCCGAGGACATGAACTTCCAAGAGCGCCCCGAGGACCGGGACAAGCGTTCGAAGGATCGCGGCGTCCGCAAGGTGTCCATCTGGGAGATGTGGCACAAGCCGTCGAAGAAGTGCCTGTGGGTGTCAGACGGCGTCAAGGACGTATTGGAGGAGCGCGATCCTCCGCTTGACCTGACGGGGTTCTTCCCGTGCCCGCGGCCGGCCTATGCCACGCTGCAGCGCAACAGTCTGACGCCGGTGCCGGATGCGGTCTACTACCGGGACCAGCTGAACGAGATCAACGACCTCACCGCGCGGATTGCCGACCTGCAGCAAGGGCTGCGGATGGTGGGTTTCTACGCCTCTGGCAACCCCGACATCGCGGACGCGGTAGAGACGGCGTTCAAGACGGTGAATGCGCGGATGTTGGTGCCGATCAGCACCTTCGCGGCTATGTCCGATGCGGTCATGATGTGGCCGGTAACGGACGTGGTAAACGCGCTCCAGGGCTGCATGGAGGTCCGCCGGCAGGTCGTGCAGGACGTGTACGAGATCACCGGCATCTCGGACATCATGCGGGGGTCGACTGAGGCCGACGAGACGCTCGGGGCGCAGCAGCTCAAGTCTCAATACGGCTCGATCCGCATCAAGGAGAAGCAGGGCGAATTGGTTCGGCTCGCGCGGGACATTATCCGCATGAAAGCCGAGATCATGTGCGAGAACGTCGCGATTGAAGACCTGTTGCTAATGGCGCAGGTCGACGACATTCCGACCGACGCCAAGATTGCCGAGCAGGCGCAGCAAATCCAGATGCAGGCGATGCAGCAGGGCCAGCAGATGCTCGCCCAGATGCAGCAGATGCCGCCCGAGCAGGCGCAGCAGGTCGAGCAGCAGATCAACCAAGCCGCGCAGCAGGTTCAGCAACAGCTTGCGCCGCAGCTCGGCAAGATTGTGGCGGAGTCGATCCGCTTCGTGACGAACGGCTTCCGCCCGGGCCGTCAGATGGACGAGGCGATTGACGAGCTGGCGGAGGAATTTGCCAACTACCAGCCGCCCCCGCAGGCCGCGCAGGGTGAAGACCCCGAGGCTGCAAAGATGCAGGCGCAGGCGGCTATGGCGAAGGCCGAGGCGGACGCCAAGAAGGCCGAGAGCGACAGCCAACTGGCGCAGGCCGAGTTGCCGATGAAGCAGCAGGAAGCGCAGGACAAGTCGGCGCTCACCTCGGCGGAGATCGAGTTGAAGCAGGCGACGACGCAATTGACCTACGCCAAGATTGAGGGCGAGCGGATGCAGGGCCAGCTCGAGGCCCAGGCGGCGCAGGTCGACATGACGCTGAAGGCCAAGGGCGAGCAGCGGGCCGACAACCAGTTCCGGCAGGACAACACGTTCCGCCAGCGCGAGGTCGGGCGTGCGGACAAGGAGAGCGCGGCCAAGGTCGCGGCCATGAAGCAGAGGAAACCCAATGTCTGATCCCGTCATCCACCCGGCCGCGGGATATGCGGCCGTTACCAAATCCGATACGACCGACCTCGGCCCGGTGCGCTCGCTCTACGTCGGCGGCACGGGCGACGTGGTGGTCAGCAACGGCCTGACCGGCGCGGGGATCACGTTCTCAGCGGTCCCGGCCGGGTTCGTGCTGCCGGTGCAGTGCACGCGCGTCCTCGCGGCGACGACCGCAACCCTGATCGTGGCCCTTTACTGACCATGTGGCCGAAGCACGGCGAATTGCGCAACGGCGAGCGTTACGACCGCCCGTCAATGGCGTGGGTTCGTGCCGACGAGTGGCAGGTGCGCCAGTGGGAGCGCGAGGATCGCGTGTTCGCCAAGATGGCCAACCAGGGCGAGGTGTGTTGCCCGTCCATCATTACAAACAAAACCGACAGC